CGTAACACGTTAGTTGCTGAAAGTCATTGAGCGTTTGCTCCTCGCCCGGTGCCCAAGAGATGGGAGCGCATATGTCCTTCGGGTCGTACTCATGTCTAATTAGTGCGCTTTGCCTACTCATAATAGAATTAATCATACCAACCGTGCGCAACCTGAGTCGCTGATTCTCTTCGCTGATGCGATTCAGTCTCAGCCCCAACGTAGGTAAAACGGGATCAGCATCATAATAATCGGTGGCTGTATTGAACAGTTTGTGATTATCAGCATGAAGACGTGCGATGTATGGCATGATCCTCACATTATGCATCCCATCTGCTATCGCGTGTACCTTATCTATACCATTCTTATTGTAGTCACTGTTTTCCAGATCAAAATACTTAATCATGAACTCGTCATTTGCCACAACGCCCGTATAAATTCCCAAGTTTTTTTCAAGTTCGTCTATACATTTTATGATTTCATCCGTATCCGATTCCATCGCCCCCTTTTTCACTTCTTCGGCGTCATACATACAAAGCAAATGGGACTGTGAAATGTCATATTCGTGTTTTTCGGGGGGCGTCTTGGCTTGAGACATTCTTCCTATACATAGCCCGCAAATTTTTAAGCCAAGATTCGCTTAGAAATAATTTGAAACACTACTTCATTTTAGATGCAATTTTTAAGAGTAGTTTATTTGTAATGCTCATCTGTCTTGCCACCTCTCCTATGGTATCGTTGATGTCAATGAGCGCACTGCAGAGCGTATCACCTTCCTCGGTTACCAGGGCGGCGCTGATGTCGAATCCGTACTCGGGCACGAATCCTTCCATATCCTCCTCTGCCCCCTCTTCGTCCTCCTCTATCGTGTCGAGCATGTCCTCCTCGTCTTCTGGGGCGTCCTCGGGCATGACATCTTCGATGGGTTCCTCCTTTTTCGGCATTTGATATAAGAATTAGTATTATTTGAAAATAATTACGCGTTTGCCGCGCCAAAAAAAAATCTTGCGTTAGTGTATAAAAGCGAACAATGGCGGGTGGTCTCATGCAGCTCGTTGCCTACGGTGCCCAGGATGTCTACCTCACCGGTAACCCCAAGGTTACTTTCTTCCAGGCGGTCTACAAGCGCCACACTAACTTCGCGATGGAGAACATCGAGCAGGTCGTGAACGGCTCCGCCGGTAACTCGGGTCGTCTTTCGGTCACCATTGCCCGCAACGGTGATCTGATCGGCAACATGTACCTGGACCTCGTGACCATAGCGCCCGCGACGGGTCTCGACAAGTGCTGGGCTGCCGAGCGTGCCGTCCAGGACATTGAGCTGACCATCGGCGGTCAGCGCATTGACAAGCACTACCAGCGCTGGTGGCGCCTGTACGCCGAGCTCTACCTCGACGAGGCCAAGAAGGCTAACTGGGGTAAGATGACCTCGGACGTGGTGGCCGGCACCAACCGTGTGGTCCTGCCACTGATCTTCTTCTTCAACCGCAACCCCGGTCTCTACCTGCCCCTCATCGGTCTCCAGTACCACGAGGTGCGCCTCGACATTGACCTGTCGGCTGAGTTCGCGACCTACTTCTCGACCTCGGGTGTGAAGGTGTGGGGTAACTACGTGTACCTTGACACCGACGAGCGCCGTCGCTTCGCCCAGAAGGGTCACGAGTACCTGATCGAGCAGGTGCAGCACACTGGTGCGGACAGCATCGGTAACACCACCTCGGCTAAGCAGGTGCGCCTGTCGTACAACCACCCAGTCAAGGAGCTGGTGTGGTGCTTCAACAACACCAAGTCGTCGGGCGCGGACGCACAGGCTAACGAGCTGTGGAACTTCACCTCCAATGTGGCGCACTCGAACGTTGTGGTCGACCTGCCCACCGCCTCTTCGGGCGAGAACTACGTGGCGCCCGGTCAGATGGGTGCTCCCCAGGTCCTGGTCGGCGGTACTCACTCGAGCCGTGCCATCGTGGAGAAGGCGGAATCGACTGACTCTGTCACCGGCGGTCCCCTCAAGACTTTCAAGCTCATCCTCAACGGTCAGGATCGCTTCAAGGAGCAGCCCGGCTCGTACTTCAACGAGGTGCAGCCCTACTACCACCACTCGGGTAACCCCATGGGTGGTGTGTATGCGTACTCGTTCGCCCTCAAGCCGGAGGACCACCAGCCCACTGGCACCTGCAACTTCTCGCGCATCGACAACGCGCAGGTCGAGGTTACCCCCAAGTATGCTCTCGACACCAGTGGCATCATGAGCATGTTCGCGGTGAACTACAACGTGCTGCGCATCCAGTCCGGTATGGGCGGTCTTGCGTTCTCGAACTAAATTAAACCACAAACTATATCCAAAAATATAAAATGCATGCAATTTTAAAGCATTCTATATTTTTTTTGTAATTTTATAGTATAAATGAAGATGCCTAAGTTTAACTACCGCTCTCTCCCCGTGCAGGCTCAGGCGGTTCTGCTCGTTGGGCTCATTTCGGTGCTCTTCCTCGTCCTGCAGATGCTGGGCGAACGCGCCAAGAAAAACGATAAGGTGTCGTCCGTGGTGGTGACGCTCGCGTCGCTTATTGCCGTCGCCGTCTCGACCTACAACATCCAGTGCCTCATCAACGGCGGGTGCCGCAACTGGGCGACTCTCCTCGCGATCATCTACGTCATTACCCAAAGCAGCGCAATCGTCTCGATGCTGTAATTAAAAAAAACACAGTATAATAGTAATAAATAATGTCAGGAGCATTAGTTAACCTCGTTTCCAAAGGAGTTCAGGATGCATTCCTATCCGGAAGCCCACAAGTTTCGTTCTTCCGTCAAAATTACAAGAGACACACTAATTTTGCAATGAAACCTGTGGAAGTGACAGGCATTGGTTCCAACGGACCCAACGCGCAACTCTCCTTCAAAATAGAGCCGAAGGGTGACCTTCTCACCTACGTGTGGCTGGATGTCGACGACATCGGTAAGGGCGCTGACACCGACCAGGATATCCAGACGGGAGTGAGCAACACCCCGACAGAAATCGAACTCTGGATAGGAGGGAAAATGGTTGACCGCCAAGACGCGTTTTTCATCGATTCGCTCTGGTCGAAGTTCCTCGCATCGTCGCCATCCAAGTATTGGAGACCAACCTCGAGCACGCAAGGCGCGACCGGAAACGCCTTCCTACCCCTGCATTTTTTCCATTGCGATGAAACCACCACCCCACTGCCACTCGTTGCAATGCAATACCAAGAGGTGGAAATTAGGATTAAGCAGGGCGCGAACATCAAAGCGGCTTCCAGTGCCAAGCTGAAGATGTACGCCAACATGATTATGCTCGACACCGATGAACGCAAGTTCTTCACCGACAACGAACACGAAATTCTCATCACCCAAACACAGAGAATCGCGGTCGATGGAGCCGCGGCTTCCACCAGCTCGGTGGATCTCTCGTACTTCAACCACCCAGTGAAGGCAATCGTGTTTGGTGGAGATGACGATGATGGTCTCGACGTGACGGACGTGCAAATGGTAGTCAACGGAAATGACTACTTCGGAACCCCGATGCCCAGAAAGTATTTCAACAACGTCGTGAACTACTACCACACGGAAAACACGCTCCAAAACGGCGATGCTAACGACTCTGCGAAGTACATGGTTCCGCTCTCACTCTGCCCGTGCAAACACCAGCCAACGGGGACGCTCAACTTCTCGCGCGTCGATAACGCCAAGCTCACGTGGACGAAGGACGGAACGGAACCGCTGCCATTCGTATATGGCGTGAACTACAACGTGCTGCGGGTCAAGGGCGGCATGTCAGGCGTTGCATTTTCTAACTAAAATAGTATAAACATGATCTTCCTAGATCGACTCTTTCGAACTCTCAATAGAGATATTTATCTGCCATCCAAGTGCAGAGGACCTCCATTGAAAGACCGTTGCTTTTGTAAAATTTATTGCAAATACCCACCACCAGGGAAACCCATACCAATTAAGATAAAGTAAAAAGATCCTCTTCTATGTATTGTGCTGCCTCTTCACTCATTACAGTATTATATTGTTCTTGGGCGGCTTCTACATCACCAGGATTATTATTAATAGAGTTAGCCGCTTTCGTATACATTAAACTAAGAAATCCATTCTTTTGAGTTTCAAAATGTTCATCATCAGTACTATAATCTGATCTAAGTAATTCTTCATTAAGACTTCCTATGACGAATTTTGGATAATCGGACTTGTTGCGATAGCGAACAAACTCCGGATCAGTAATTGCGCCAATATCTACAAGTGGATATAATACACGGTTAAAATTCTGTTGACGCGTAGTAACCGTTACGTTTGAGGAAAAGTAGCCAGTTGCGTTGACTATCTTTTGCCCTTCTATAAGAGTACCAAGTTTATCATAATTCTTTTCTGATATATATTCTCTAAATTTACCACTAGAAGTGAGGGAGGGAGCTTTAAATAAATCTCTAGGTAGAATTGGAATGCTTGCTTGGCCACCTCGTTCGGATTTAAGAGCGTTCTCGCGCAAATTTTCCTGTCGGGACGCCTCCTTCTCCTCCGCCTCCTTCCGTCCGTAGTAATCATCGTCCTTCTTCTTGTCCTTCTTGTCCTTCTTGTCCTTCTTGTCCTTCTTGTTCTTCTTGTCCTTCTTGTCCTTCTTGTCCTTCTTGTCCTTCTTGTCCTTATTTTTAACTATATCCAGGGCTTCCTCAATTTGTGGAATTTCTACCTCAGGCATACCTGGCTTTATGAACATGATACGACCATCACTGTCAACGCGATTGGTTTCGTAAAAAAGATCATCCTGTGCATAATAAGCACACACTCCCTTAGTGGGACCCTTGTAAGTGTATATAAAACCTTTACATTGGTCTCCCATTTCGTTACACCTCTCTCTGCACCTCGAAGAGCTGGGGTCAGAGACGACTTTGCCTTCCTCGTTAGTTACATTTGCATCAGTCATTGGCACATCATCTTCGTCCACCGTGGATAATCCCACATCTATGCTTTTACCTACCACCTTCGTATACCCACCGTAACGCTTTATGGCTAAGTGGTGTTTGTCCGAATGCCTGCGATTAGGCTTTTTCAAAAAATCTATGTCCTTCACTCTATAACACTTGTTCTTATCGTTGTTGAACACAACTCCGTAGCACTTAGACTTTTGTTTATCACACTTTTCCAGACATTCACCGGGCGTCAAACCGGAACCCAAAGATTTACCCGGGGAATCCTTGGTTTTTGTGTTTTCTAAAATTCTGTATTTTTTGTTGACACACACGGTTTTACCCCTCCTCCCTTCTCTGCACACCTCCTCCCCGAATTCATCTTTCATGTCGAATCCTTCCCTCTTCGCCTTAAAGTATTGCATGTAGACGAGTATGAGGGCAATTACGACCGACAAAAGACAAAGCACATTGCGCGCATTTGAATTCATTACCATATACTAGTATTTTATTGTCAACCGCTTGTCTTTTGCGGCCTGTTGAAGTTTCCTGAACGGCGGAATGGTCATCACTATTACATATATGCACAGAAATCTCTCCCGTTCAGTTAATTTTTCGTTGTTTTTATACTTTCTTAGCACCTCCTTCATGGTTACAAAAAACAGATTTATGATATACAAGTCGGAGTAATTCATTCTCATTTCTCTTGTATTATCTGACAAATGATTGGCTCCACTGCTTCTATAGGAATGTTGTCATCCTTTAAGCAAATTCGGTTTTGAATGTTAAATGCCTGTGGCATGACTATGTTATTGTCGAATATACACAAATATTCGTGTCCCATCATTTTAGAAAGAGTGTAATAATCCCAGTGGAATTGCATTCCGGGTGTGTAAATCTCAACTACGTTTCTGTGAGGGAGCATGAATGCGGCGTGACTTAACCCGTTTCCGTGCACGCCTATGAGAAGATCGGTTTTTTTTGAAAGTTGAACCTGTTCTTCCCAGGAGAGTTTCTCCATCTCGGCGACTTCAAAACATATCCTCGGATCCTTCCCCAGAAATTCTATGATTTTAGCGTGACTTCTCGGATCCAGTGTTCTTCTCATCGCAGACTGTCTGCTTATGTATGTCACCACCGGCTTGCGCTCAAAAGACGGTGTCATCTCGAGAAGCCTGTAACGCGCGAGTGGAAGTTTACCATAGAGTGCAGTTGACCACAAATACGGATCAAAGTGACGTATGCACTTTGCCCAAGATTTATTAATTTTAGCCTTGTCGAGATCTGCTCTATCGATGGTTATATCTGGCACCGACTCGGTGCAAGTGACATACACCTTCGCGTTCTTGAATATGCTGGCTATTATCCAAGCGTTATGCGGATGTTCTTTCCCTTTCCACGACGAACTGTTCCATTGTGGAAATGAAATTTTGGAAACTTTCGAAAAATCTTCCAAGTTCTCGAAATTTGTTATGAGAACGAAGACGAGTTCCAGAAAATGAAACAAATGAGGAAGATCTCTGAAATTACCCGATTCCTTAAATTCTATATGCATTACTAATTTAACTATTCAGTTTATTGCTTTAAGCAGATGTGTTAGTGTTGTTATTAAGGAAAGTGCGAGCGGGAATCAATTTAGTTGCGAGGAAGATTCCAGCCACGGCAAAAATAACATACAAAGGAATAGACACTATGAGGAATATCCTATTCTTCCTCATTGGCTTCTCGGAACGGATCTTCTCCGACTTGTTGAAATACTGGATTCCGATGGAGGATGAAGCAACCCCAAATATCGCTAAGATAAGAATCAAAAACATTACGGTATATGCAGCTCCAGATGACATTTACTATTCGTATATATTTTTAATTAAAGAATACAACCCATGTTAGAATAACAAGGACTACATAGCACAGTTGGATAGTGCGTGGGACTTCTAATCCCAAGGTCGCGGGTTCAAGCCCCGCTGTGGTCGACGGACTATTAGCTCAGTTGGTTAGAGCGTGGTGCTTATAATTTCTATTATACCGAGGGACTTCACCGTCCCATAAGGCACGCCAAGGTCGGCGGTTCAAGCCCGCCATAGTCCACATGGCTAGAGCTCTTCTCCTCAACGACGTTAGGACTGCGATTGCTTCCTTCGCATCGACGTCCTATTTCAAGAATGCGAGGGTATGCATAACGCCCGGGGGCGTTCCGTATGTGAAGGTGGTTCACAACGGACATGTAGTCGAAAAACTGCACATCGAAGTCCTCGATAAGGATAACACGTACTCCGCACTCTGCGCGTTGAGTGAGAAGTGTCTCAAGTAATAGCCAAATATGCGTTTTATTACCGCATACAAAATATAGTAATAAACCAGGTGACGTAGCTCAGTAGGTTAGAGCAACCGGCTGTTAACCGGTAGGTCATAGGTTCGACTCCTATCGTTACCGACCCACACTCCCTATAGCTCAGTTGGTAGAGCGGAGGATTGTAGCTGTTGAAATTCCTTAGGTCACCTGTTCGAATCAGGTTGGGGAGACTGTGATACCATAGCTCAGTGGTAGAGCGTACGGCTGTTAACCGTCAGGTCGGAGGTTCGATCCCTCCTGGTATCGTATAAATATACAAATACTCTCAAATATTTGTATATTTAATTTTTATTTAAACATCTTTATCGAAAACAATTCTTCCTGGGGCATATTTAGCGTTAGACATCTTAACATTGCCAGTGCTATGCATATAACACTGTTTACGTTTTCTATCATATACAAACCCTCCACACTTTTCATCTCTCATACACGTAGCGCGACAACCACCTGGACCTGCCTGATTACGAATAGTATCGTACTGCTTAGTCTTTATGTCGTGATTTTCAGCAATTGTGTAGTCACCATCTTTGCATAATTTATATTTCTTTGGTACCATCCTTTCAACCGTTTCGCAATCGTAATTCTGTTTCTTGAGACTCCACCCTTCCACGACTGGCATTACCATCCTGTAAATTAAGAAGGCCGCCAGAAGCGCGAGGAAATACTTGCCAAAAGTGTTGATATTTTTATTGCTGATCTTCATTAATATATTAAAATATTTTTTACTTAGAAACATTTGTATATTTAATTTTTATTCCTTCTTCTTGTCCTTCTTCTTGAAATAAGTTATACCCCTTTTGATTTTAAGATCGCCTGTTCCTTTTCCGGACTCCGGACGCTCGTAGAACGCACACTCGCCAGTCTCACGATCATAAATGTAAGAATGACACTCATCATCTTTATTGCACCATTTTTGACATAACAGGGGATTGCCGTGAGGGGCTGGTTTTGTGGAATATGGTTCCATCGGTTCAGCTGGCATAACTTTATTAATTATTTTGTAATTTCCTGGTTTGGGGTTGCACACCTTGAACTTTTTAACCTCGTTCTCATCACCCGTAGCCTTTAAAAGTTTTTGGTAAATTTTACGATCCTCTTCATCAGTTGAATCGGATTTTATCTTTTTGCACCGATATGCTTCATCAAGTTCTTTGAGAAACCACTTAGTTCCAACCATGCCCATCTCCTTCTTCTTGTCCTTCTTCTTGTCCTTCTTCTTGTCCTTCTTCTTGTCCTTCTTCTTGTCCTTCTTCTTGTCCTTCTTCTTGTTCTTCTTCTTCTTGTCCTTCTTGTCACCGTCATCTGGTTTTATGAACATGATACGACCATCCCTTTCGACGCGATTGGTTTCGTAAAAAAGATCATCCTGTGCATAATAAGCACACGCTCCCTCAGTGGGACCCTCGTTCCTATATATAAAACCTTTACATTGGTCTCCCATCACGTTACACCTCTCTATGCATCTCGAAGTGCTGGGGTCAGAGACGACTTCGCCGTTCTCTACTCTGGTGGCACTAGTCATTGGCACATCATCTTCATCCATAGTGGATAATTCCACGTCTATGCTTTTGTTCATCACCTTAGTATACCCGAAATTGTCAGTCTCATCGTCGGTCTCGTCATCGTCGTCGTCTGTATCGTCGTCGGTCTCATCGTCTGGCTCACACGAGGGATCATCTGGGTAAGCATCGCAGCAGCGATCCGAACCCGGCATTTCGTCGCACACTTCTGGAGGTGGTCTGAATGTCTCACCTGCCTTCTTAATGACACATAATATCAAAAAGGCAACAAGTATTACTAATCCAGTCTTCACAATACTTTTATTCATTAATAACTGCAAATATTTTAATTACACAGCGGCTTACACGTAATGTATATATCGAAAAGTGGCGTTATATTGCTCTTTATATAAGTTTTTTCGATGCTATTTGTTGTTATTACCGTATCATTAAAAATACTCGACAGGATGGTGCACGTATAATACATATTCTAATAATGTTGCTTACTCTATATGGAGAAAGAAGATCTGAAATCAATTATGGAAGAATTGAATAAAATTAATGAGCGCCTCGACAAAATGGATAAGCACATTGATTTTATTCATGGCATATACTCGTATGTAAAGTATCCTCTTGGGTTTTTGTGTAATAAAATAAATATGTTTTCAGGAGGAGATAAAAAGTACGCACTCGGGGACTCGAAAGAGTCTACGTGAGTTTCTTATTTTTTGCCCTTCTTGTCCTTCTTCTTGCCCTTCTTGTCTTTGGTGACATTTTCCTCCTCCTTTTCGTCATTCTTGTCTTTGGTGACATCTTCCTCCTCCTTTTCGTCCTTCTTCATCATAGCTGAAGCACGGATAGCACTTGCAATTAAACTACAAATGCAACACACCAAAACTGCTCCAGCAATGTTATCTTTTGTGATTGGCATGACCATGTTTACACCCAAAATCATCAAACAACCTGCACAAGAGTAAGCAGTGCTCACACTGCTGAAAGGCAATGACACGAAATCTTGAACCGGGTTTGGAGGGGCGAGGATCGATGCAATCGTACTGAGAACACACACTACAATAAGACCCACTGCAAAAGCTGGGTTTTTATTAATGTCAATATTGTTCATTTACATTTACCCACAAAAAAATCACACAAATACCATCTTCTTCCTATCTTTCGATTTCGTGCGTCTGCTCAAAAATGCTAAATACCTAGAAGCCAAAGAGAAATGCTTGGGCTTCTTATCCTTCAATACCCTAAGTCTTACCTTTAATATCATACCCACCTGCCATATCCTGGCATGTGAGTATCGTCCCGACTTGTATAACCTCTCCAGCTTTTTAATCGTGTCCTTCACATCCTGCAAGGTCGTGTATTTTATGGAAATGGTGTTCTTTGGGTTTTTATTGACATACACGTTGAACGCGCAGTTTTTATAAGGAGCACACGAAGCGGTCATAGTGAAACCCTTCACACCCTGCATACACCTGGCTTTCGAAAATTTCCTGGGTAAACCGAACACCTTACCATCGGGGTAACGAACGCATTTCTTATCAGTTGGCTTGTGCTTACAACAAGAACGCATCTATATTATATGCTCGGGTATTTTTCCCCTCTGTGCCTCGGATACGTGACGCTGGAGGACGTTTATATCCTTCTTGAGAGCATTGTGCAACCTATCCCTCGTGTGCACCAACTCAGTACCATCGTCTAACTTGAAATAAACGGAATAATATATGTCTTGTTTGAAAACATTGAAACGTCTCTGACTACCGGGAGCCATGAAACTGCACTGATCCTTGTATTTACCAACCAGCTGACGACTGACGCTAACCTTTTCAAAGGCAACGCCATCTATGTGATGCACGGGCGTGTCAGACAAAATTATGTAAACAGTAGCATCGGTATTGTTATACACGGTAACCTTACTGCGCACGTTCGCACCCATCGCATTGCCGATGCGCTTAAAAATAGAAGGAGGACTGACTTTTGTTGCCTGGGTTTTGGTTAAATCCATTTTACTATATGCTATCATATATTATTAATTAAAGAAACCACGCTACTGTATAGTGTGGGAGAATAACCCACCATCCGGTGTAGTGTAGTGGTCAGCACTGGCGGCTTTCACCCGCCCAACCTGGGTTCGAACCCCAGCACCGGAAGCCGGCGTAGCTCAGTTGGAAGAGCGTCAGGCTTTTAACCTGATGGTCACGGGTTCGAGCCCCGTCGTCGGTGTCACGTCAGAATGCCCGAGTGGTCTAAGGGGGCAGACTTAAGCTCTGCTGGCGAAAGCCTCGTGGGTTCGAACCCCACTTCTGACATGCTTTCATGGTCTAGTGGTGATGACGGCAGACTTTGAATCTGCAAACCTGGGTTCGAACCCCAGTGAAAGCTTCGAAACGTAAGAGCACCGATGATCTAATGGTAAGATACCTGCCTTCCAAGCAGGATATCCGGGTTCGATTCCCGGTCGGTGCATGCAGGGTTAAAGATAGCAACCCATTACATAGTAACATGAATGACGAGGTAAAGACGTATTTTTTGAACAAGGGTTTTAACCCCGATATCATAGATCAGGCGATGAAACACGTGAACTATGAATTCGGAACCAAGCAACACTTCCGCGATGTCGTATCAAAAGACATGATGAAGTTCATGAATATGACAGTGTGGATGAGCACGGAAATGCGCCAAATAGGAAATGGATGTTAGAACAAAAATATAGATATATTACATGGATAATAGACCCAAGCGCCCGTATTCGATAGGCAACTTTAAGCCGCTCATCACACAACCCATTAGAGATAGGAAAATCATAAGCATGTATAAAAATAAACCGAGATGCTGCTACCTAATGCCAAACGGAAAAAGATGCACGAGAAAAGCCATAGGACTGTACAGATCAAAAGACGGAAGGCTGCACTACAACATAACTTGTGCACAACACAGTAAAATATGCGCAAGAAAATATGCGCTATACAAACTGCAGTGCGCGAAGGTCTTCAAAGAAATCAAAAACCTCAACACGTGCGCAACGCTAAACAGAGCATCCAAAAATAACGCCATATCACACATAGCTTCGTGCATGAAGAAAAGAAAGGAATTCCCCAAAACGTGCACCTACGGATGCCTCAAACACCCAGGAAGCAAACTAGGCAAAAAACTGCTCAAAAAACACGACAACAAACACGAACACGTGCTCGCGAAACTTAACAAATGTAGAAAAAACCTAGCAAACTTATAAGATAAACATGATTGAGTACACACTTAGTATACTATCAGTCGTGTTCTGCATAAGAACCGTATTCTCAATGGTAGACCCCGTGATAATGTGTGCAATAGCATTACTCATATGCGGAATAAAATACAACAAAAATCCTTAAACAATAGTAAATGTTCTCAGAAACCGCCATTTCCGAATTCATACACCTATTCCATGTGGCACTAACAGCACTTGGAATAGTTATACCCCTCTTTAATGATGAAAAATTACTTAAAATGTATTCTTTAGCAATACCGTTTTTATTTCTTCACTGGTCAATGAACGACGACACGTGTGCCCTCACTGTAATTGAACAAATCTTCAAAAAGGAAAAAGATAAATCAAAAACCTTCATGGGACAGATGATGCACGGAGTTTACATCCTACCCGAAAACGAACTCTCGAAACTCATCAAACTTGTGTACTTTGGTCTCTGGTTGTTCGTTCAACATCGTCTTCATCGCATAATAAATTAATCAACTCGATCTTCATCTCCTTCGAAACCTTATCGATGACCCTGAAGTCACTGGTGTCCAAACACTTACTCATCCGCGTGCCGTACACGATGCGCTTCACGCCGGACTGAACCAAATGCATGAAACACGCACAACACGGGTGACCAGTTATATAAGCGGTGCAGCCAACCAGAGAACGCTGAGCGAAAATTATGGCGTTCTGCTCCGCGTGAATCATCCACTTGTATTTCTCCGGACGATCATAACACACCTTATCATTAGGAAAACCCATGACAGGTCCATTGTAACCAGTCGAAACAACAGAATGCTTAGAATCAACTATGACGCAGCCGTGCTTGGTAGAAGGATCGCTTGAACGTAATGAAATACTCTCCGCAATTCGCATGAAATATGAAT